CGCCGATGCTCGCGAACGCTGTCACCATTGACGCGTTTACCGTTTGCGAAGCGGTGCCGGTGTAGTGCGTAACCGTTGCGCCCGAAGGCAACGCAACGCCACCCATTGTGATGGATTCGATTGCGTCAATCTCGCCACGGCACCACAACAGGATGATTAGCGCGTTATTTCCGTATTTCAAGGCGCGCGCAATTGACGCACCCAAAGCCACGCGCCCAAAGACGATACGTATCGGCTCGTCAATCGCGGCAACGTTTAAGCGTGTTTCGTAGGCGTCACGGCTGACGTTTTCAAGCGTGTTTTGTGGCGCGCGAGAAATCGAACCCGTGCCGGTGAGCACGTAGTTCGGAATGATCGTCGGGGTGTACGGTTCCGGCCCCGTTGGTAGTGGCGGCTCTATGGAACTCATACGGTTTCCAAGATCGACTCAACCGAAACGCGGAACTTGCCGATTGCACTGCGCTTCACAGAAACCCACCGTGCCGTAACTGTTGAACCTGATTCCTTCCAAGTGAAATCAACGGTAGCGCTCGCGCGGTTTGTTGCGTAACTCGAATCCAACGCGTCCGCTTCAGCGACAGAGCAAGCGGCATGAATCAGCGTGTAGCGCTTTTTAGGTGTAGGCCACAACGACACACCGCGAAGCGTTCCGGCCTCTGTGCGCGACAATTTCAACGCGTCGATAGTGTCAACGCGCGAGCCTACGGTTAAGCCACATTTGGGCATAGGGTAGGTGGCCATTAGGCAAGCTCCGAACGCGGGTTAAGAACAATCGTCCCGTTACCCCATTGAATGACCGTGCCAGCAGGCGCGAACAGTTCAGCAGGTAACGACGTGGAGTAGGTGCCGCGCGGGATTTCAACGGTCTTGCTGTTTAGGCGTTTGGCCGCGAGCTTCAATGCGCCGTTGCCGCCGTTGGCCGAATCGCACACACCATCGAACACAAGCACCGGATCGCCAGTAGCAGTAGCCTTCGCGTCAAAAATCCAGAGCTTGCATGTGCGGTCTGCTATTTCCTCATTGAGCACGAACGCGGCGATCACGTTGTCGGCGTCATCAAAATTGATGCTTACCGATTGGTCGATTGAGTTGCCCCACGTCAAACCGGAAACCGTGAACGCACCGTCTGCCCATGAAAGCGCGTTCCATGTCATCGCACCGTTAGTCGAAAGGCGGATCGTCGTCGAGAAACCCAATTCAAGAAACCAACGCGGTTCCGTGATGGTCTGAACGGTTGCGGTTAGTGTCGGGCTTGAGAGACTTCTCATACGCCTCCCGCCACTTCGAAACTGGTTTCGTTCTTTATTACGACTTCAACCTTGACTGGGGTCTTTGCTGTCTCCGCGTTTTTGTCGGCGGTCGCCGCCTCTTGATCGGCTGTCGCTTTGATCTTCGCGGCGAAATCAGACAACGCTTCAGAAATGACTTTTTTCAGGTCGGCATTTTGTTTATCCAACTTATCGGAGGCAACCTGTAAACGTGCATTAACCGTGTCCTCTACTACTTTGCTACCGGCAATAAACTCGCCGGACTTATCTTTTCGAGCGGTGTCGTCGAGCAGCCCATAAGCCATGCGCTCATAGTTATCAATTCTGCGCGCAAGACGGTCAATTTCTTCGGGGTCTGTCGCTTTAAGAAGCCGCTGATAATCTTCATCGGCTTTTTTCTGGTAATAGTTGTACTTTTCATCGGCGCTCATCACGTCCGTGAGGAACGTCTCCTGAGTCGAGGAAAACATTTCCTCTAGCGCCATTTTTGTTTCGGCGATTTTTGCAGTCGCCGCCGCATATGCGGTCGCAAGGGCACCTATGCCCCCCGCAAATTGCTCAATACTTACCGACCCGTCTTTCAGGCCGTCGCGCATCTCTTCGAGCTTCGCGGCCTGCGCTTCGTATGCAGACACTACGCCCTGTGTTTTTGAGGTTATGTAATCCTCAACGGCCTTGCTCGTATCGGTCGCAAACGCATCAATCGAAACCGCAAGTACCGCAACCGCTTCACGCGCGGAATCAGACAGCGCAGCGAACCCCGCGAGCGAGAGATTCAGGCCGGGGACAATCTTGTTCAGCTTTTCGATTGCGACCGCAGCACCTTGCAACTTGACGATGTACTGAATCAATTCGTCGGCTGTACCGGCGAAGCTGCGAATGAGGTTACCCGCGCCCGCTTCTAATGCGTCAAACGCTACGCCGTAGCGAGCCTGTAGGAACTGTTTCGATGCGGCCTCGATGTTGGCCTTGATCTCTTCCTCAGAATTGCCGCCGTACCATTTAGGATTTACAAGGTTCTGGATTTGGTCTTTGACATCCGCAAGCGTTTGCGCGTTGAACAGGTCTTTCGCAAAAACGTCGTCAATGCGGTTGATCGCAGAGATGAACGGTTCAACGAGTTTGTTCTCGAAATCGCCTGCAAAGTCGAAATTGCCGAGCGATGAAGAAATGATTTCTTTTCGGTCGTCACCCGTTAGTAAGGAGTTGTCAAACTTGAAGCCTTTTTCGTCGCCGCCGAATGCTTGCCATGCGAGATAAATAGCGCCCAACGCCAAACTAATAGGGCCAAGGACGCCAAGGAACGCTGTAGCGCCACCGGTGAGCGAACTAAGCCCAGCGGTAAGCCCTTGCAAAATTGAACCAGTTCCTGCAACAACAGAGCTATACACGCCCGCTGCGGTCGCAAGACTTGAACCACCCAACAGCGACGAGCCAACGCCCAACAAACTACCGATACCGCCAATGTCTAGACCGCCGGATGAATCTTCGCCACCACCTAAGCCGAGCGCGCTCGCAATGCCGCCAATGCCGCCGGACGCGCCACCCGCTGCGATGTTCAGAACAAACTTTGTTGCGAACTGTGCCGCAAGTTTTGTGAAGAACTGCTTTATCGTGTTGCCGAGATTCGAGAATGCATCACGCCCGTTTTGGAACAGGTCAACAAAGAAATCTTCGATGCCGCCCTCGATTTGCTTGTAACGCTCTAGCGCCGACAAGTTTTCTTCGTGGGCTTGCTTCACCCCAACGATTGCAATTTTCTCGTCGTACAGCTTATTGATTCGGTCAACGTCTGACTGACTCATTGCCAGCTTTAACGCTTTCTCGCGCGCGAGATTGATGTTGTAAATCTCACGCTCTGCGTTAACGAGTCCGAGCGCTTTTACTTCCTCGTTCAGTTTTCCGTTTTCGGCGTCAAGCGACTTGAACAGCGCGTCTAGCGCGGCCTGTTGATCGTCGATGCCTTTCAGGTATGTTTCGGTTTCTTGCGCGAGCGCCTTGTTGATCGCGGCTTGGCCTTCTGCAATCTTCTTTTGATCGTCCGCAAATGTCTTGGACTGCGCAATAGCCATCGCCAGGCCGTCGGCGTACTTCGCCGCGCTGATCGCGCCGACTTGGAAAGCCTTTGCTAGCAGTTCAGTTTGTTTCAGTAACGCGCTGTCAACGTCTGGATTTTCGAGTTTGTTGAAAAGTTCGGTAAGCGCCTTTTGTAGAACCGTCGTCTCTGCAATTGCCTTGCCTGCGGCCTTGACGTTGGTCGTGTATTCAGCGGTTTTCTTGGACGCTTCATCGGTCGCCGCCGCGCCTTTTAATGCACGGTCGCGCGCATCATCAAATGCGCCAGCCTGTTGGCTCACTGCGTTCGTGTAGGTCGTTACCTGAATTGCGGCAACGCGCGTAGCCTCTGCGGATAGTTCTTTCGCTTTGGCAAATCGTTGGTCGGATTCCTCGAACAGTTTTGCGGCTGCTGCGTAGTTGCCAGTTGACGACGCCAAGCCAGCGGCAAGACTATCCAGAACGCCTTTAGCGCCCTGCGCTAAAGAGCCAAGCTCCAACCCTAGCGCGTGGAATTGGTTGATTCCGTAAACGGTCTTATCGATGATTTCACCGAGCGCGATGGTTCCGTCACGCGCCCAACGCGCCAACGATCCATCCGCGGCAAGATCGCCGATTGTTTTCTGTAGCCCGTCACCCTCTTTTTTAAGGTTCAGGATCGCGGTAAGGAAGTCGTTGATTGCCGGTAGGATTTCCGACACAACGACACGGCGCAATTGCTCGCTTTGTAGGGCAAGCCGAGCCATCGATTTCTCGTATTGGTCAGCCGCTTCCGTGTTTCCAACAAAGACGTTTTCAAGCTCTTGCGCGTTGCTCGCCATATCCTTGAACAACGGCAACAACTGCGCGCCCGACTTGCCGAACAAATCCATAGCAAGAGCCGCTTTACCCGGCCCCTTGTCGCTGAACTCAGAGAGCTTTTTCGCAACCTCTAGCGTGATCTCGCCAGAGTCGCGCAAGTTGCCCTGTGCGTCTTTGGCTTTGATGCCTAGGAACTCAAGCGCCTTACCCGCGCCCTTCGTCTCATCCTCAGAGCCGGACAGACCCTTATTGAGTTTGATGAGCGCCGATTCGATGCCTTCAAACGCTTGCCCGCTGATCTTCGCCTGAGCCTGTAGCTTCGCCAATGATTCAACGGTTGCGCCGGTTTTCTCCGCTGCGTCGTCTAGCGCGGCAAGCCCTTTAACGGTTTCGGTGAATGACTTAATCGCAGCGTCAGCAACGCGCGAAGCCGTCTCTATGGCGAGTAGTTGCCCCGCAAAAGACGTGAGCGCACCGGTCGCCGCTTTGCCTATCGAGCGCTCAAAATCGGCAAAGCCTTTTTCAGCGCGTTTTAAGCCTTCGGTGAACTGCGCAGAATCAAGCGCGAGTTCAGCGACTAAGCGACCTAGTGCAGCCATTCGTTATTCACCATTCACCATTTTTTGGAATTGCTCTCTGTAGAAAGCAGGGTCATCGGCAACGGGTATTTCTTCCGCTTCGGGTTGTTCACCCCACGGAATCAAGTAGTCGTCGATACGTTGGTTTTTCGCGCCTGCTATGCCCGCGATTTGCATGCGGAGTAGCGCAAAATTCATGTCGTCTCTGCGCTGCCCGATAGGTTCGGTGCGCATGTATTCGGCCCATAACTCAAACTCGTGCCCCGGCATTTCCGCGAGTTCTGCAAGCGTCCGCCGGAGCGACAACGCCAGACGCATGCACTCGCGGAGTGCCGGTGCTAGTTTGGGCTTTTGTTAAGAGCCTCGTTGAGTTTGACGAGCATCGACAAGTCGAGCGAGCCAAGTTCGTTCATGTCTTGTTCGTTGGCTGCGTCGTAAACGGCTTTACCGCTTTCATCACACAACAGCGTTGCAAGAATGCGCGGGAGCGCTTTAGCCTTGCCCGCTTCGTCGAGTTCGTTGAGTTCCCGAATCGCGATGTAGTCATCCATGCGCATGCGCCGGAAGTAAACAGGCGTGTCGAGTCCTTCGATGATTTCTTTGCGTGGCCCTTCGCTGATACGGGCGTGAATTGCTTTGCGAATGTCGCTCATTCGATTTCCTTAGAAATAAAAAAAGCCCACCGAAGTGGGCTGTTGAGAAAAGGCCGTTAGGCCGGGATGAAGAACGCTTCGGCTGCGGCCTTTTTGAAGGTGCCGTCAAGCGTCCAAACGCCGCTTACCGCGCCCTGCCAGTTCAGGTTTTGAACAAAGACAGGAACGTAGTAAGCGCCGTTAGTTGCGGGAGTTGGGAAATTGATCTTCACAGGGAAGGTTTCGCCCGTTTCCTCGTAGCCGCGAAGGGCTTTTTGCACCGTGCCTTGTGGTAATTTGTTACCGCTTACAGTGATGGTGCCGAGTGACGTAACGCCGGACTCGAAAGTAGTAGACGAGTCGCACATGCCGGTGGTGTCGATTTCAGGACGTGCAGGGTTGGAACTGTTGAAGTTCTTTGCCTCGCACATCTTCTGCCATGTGTACGGCTGGACAGAGCCGCCCGTACCAACTGCGGCATAGCCCGTCGTGTCAAGATTGATCGTGAAGGTGCCCGCAGCTGGAGCGCCCACCCAATACCAACCCGCCGGGAATTCAGGCATGCCCGTTACGGCGCCGA